TAAAGAGAAGGACGAGCACTTCGACGATTGAGCGCGCGGCACCTGACCGTGCGACGGCCTATGCAAAAGCTGTCATCGCCGGCAAGATCATTGCGGGACCGCACGTCAGGAATGCATGCCGCCGCCACCTGGACGATCTAAAGCGGAAGGACATCTGGTTCGATAAGGATGAGGCCGCGAAACAAATCCGCTTTTTTGAAGAAAAGCTGATCCTTAGCGAAGGGCAATTTGAAAATATTCCCTTCCTACTCGCGCCGGCCCAGGCCTTCAAAATCGGATCGTTGTTCGGCTGGAAAAAGTTAGACGGCACGCGGCGTTTCAACCGGGCGTATATCGAGGAAGCAAAGGGAAATGGAAAGTCACCGCTTGCCGGTGGTTTAGGGTTGCTCGGGTTGACGGCCGATGGTGAAGCTGGCGCGGAAATCTATTCCGCGGGTGCTACCAAAGACCAGGCGGGAATCCTTTTCCGCGACGCCGTGAAGATGGTCTACAAGTCGCCGGCTCTGAACAGTCGGCTGCGTATGAGTGGCGGCGTAGGGCGTGAGATCAATATCGCGTACCTGAAAAAGTCGTCGTTCTTCCGTCCAGTGTCGCGCGAGACAAAGAGAACGGGCTCTGGTCCGCGTCCGCACTTCGCTCTTGTCGACGAGCTGCACGAACACCCCGACGCCGGCATTATTGAAATGCTGGAACGCGGTTTTAAGTTCCGCCGCCAGCCGCTTCTGGTGATGATCACGAACAGCGGGAGCGATCGAAACTCCGCATGCTGGACCGAACACGAACACGCAATTAAAGTTGCGGCCGGTAACCGTGACGCAAAAGACGATGATGCGTTTTACCTCGGGCAGATAATTGACGACACGACATTCAGTTACGTTTGCGCGTTGGATGTCGGCGACGATCCGCTTGAAGACCCGACGTGCTGGCCTAAAGCAAACCCGCTGCTCAATGTCACCATCACGGAAAAGTATCTAGCCGGCGTCGTAGCACAAGCGAAGGGTATCCCGGCAAAACTCAACACGATCCTGCGCCTTCACTTCTGCGTGTGGACGGAAGCTGAAACGGCGTGGATGACGCGGGCGGTGCTGGAGCCGTGTCTAGCTGACTTCGATCCGATCGAGCATCACGGAAAGGCGGCATGGCTCGGCTGCGATCTTTCACAGAACAAGGATATCACCGCGCTAGGGTTTATTGTGCGGACGGGCGTCGTCGCTGAGGGCGAGCATGTAGGCAAGCCAACCTTTGATGCGTGGGTCGAAGCGTGGACTCCTGGCGATACGGTCGCAGCGCGGGCTCTGCGAGACAAGGCGCCGTATCAGCAATGGATCGGCGATCAACATCTGCATGCGCCAAAGGGAAAAAACATCAGCTATCGGCAGGTTGCGCAGGCGATTGCTGAAGCTGAGCACGAATTTCACATCAAGTGCCTGGCCTATGACCGGTACGCCTTCAAGCGCGGACTCGAGCCCGAGTGCGCCGATCTTGGATTGAAGATCGAGTTCGTCGAACACCCGCAAGGTGGCGTCAGGAAAGGCGCACCTAACGACGCCATGAAAGAGGCGGCGAAGCTGGCGAAGCGCGAACCCGAAGGGTTGTGGATGCCAATGAGCATCCGCCAATTCGAGGAATTGCTGCTGGAAAAGCGAATCCGGATCAGACGAAACCCGGTTGTGATATCGGCGATCATGTCGGCGACGACGGATAATGATCGTTGGGGAAACTACTGGCTCGCAAAAGAGCGGTCTACTCAGAAGATTGACTGCGCTATCGCGCTCGCGCAGGCGATCGGGGCGGCCCTTTCATACGAAAGTGTGCGCTTGAATGTTGGCGCGTTGATATCTGCGGGGCGGACGTTGGTATGAAAAGCAACCTGGCGCCCGACGATCAAGACAAACAATCTATGTTCGACGAGCGCGATGCAATCTGGCTCGTCGGGTTAGCTCTGATTGCTGCCGGTGTTACTGCGCAGTTTTCATGGCCAGTCGCCGCGATGGTATCGGGGGCAATCTTGATCGCGATCGCCTCTGGCCGTCTGATGAAATAGGCGCAAAACCAAATGGGAGTCCTGAACCGAATATCATGGGACGTGTCGAAACGTTCGGCCGTTACCCCTGGAGTTCCGTTGCGCGACCCGGCGCTTGCCGCGTTCTTCGGTGGCGGCCAAACAACCGCTGGCGCCGATGTTACGCCGGACAACGCGCGGGAGTGTCCCGAAGTTGACGCGTGTATCGGGTTGAATGCCGACACGATCTCGACTGTGCCGCTCGATCTGTTCGAAAGAAAATCAGAGGACGAGAGGGAACGCGCAGCGGGGCATCCGCTGCACACGCTGATGCACGATCAGCCGAACTCCTGGCAGACATCTTCCGAGTTTCGCGCGATGATGGAGGGCTTCAGGGAGACACACGGTAACGCTTATGCACGGATCATCCCCGGGAAATCCGGCTTTCCGGTAGCGCTGGAGCCTAGCCACCCTCGGGAATGGTGGCCTTTCCGGACGCCGGCCGGTGTTGCTTACCATTGGACGCCGTCAGATTCGACGCCGCGAACGCTTCTGCAGCATGAAGTGCTGCACCTTCGCGATACGCCGTCTCGAAACTTCAATCTTGCGATGGGGCAATCCCGGGTCGATCGCCACAGGGAAACCATCGGCCGCGCGCTGGCGACTGGAAAATATCTTTCGCTGTTCTTCAGGAACAACGCGACGCCGAAAATTGCGATCACCGTCCCCGGCGAATTGATTGATCAACAGGTGGAGGATCTACGCAATCAATATATGCAGCTGCACGGCGGCGGGAATCTCGGCAAGCCGGTAATTCAACATTCAGGCATGAAGGTCGAAGCCCTCGGCATCAACAATGACGAGGCTCAGGTTGTTCCGATCTATCAGCAAGCCACTGCGCAGATCGCGCGAGTGTGGGGAGTCCCACTTCACCTGATCGGGGAAGTTTCCGGGTCGACGAGCTGGGGGACGGGTATCGAGCAGCAGTCGATCGGGTTCGTTCAATACTACATGCGCGCGAAATTCGTCGCGTGGGAGCAGGCTCTAAACCTTTCGCTTATGTCGAGTGAGGCGCGAACGCGGTTTTATTTCGAGTTCAACATAGACGCGCTTCTCCGCGGCGACTTCAAGACCCGGACGGAGGGTTACGCCCTCATGATTCAATGGGGGTTGGCTTCGCCAAATGAGATCAGGCGGCTGATGAACCTGCCACCGGTTGATGGCGGAGACGAGCGTATCACTCCGCTTAACATGGTGCCGGCATCGCGCATCATGGATGTGCTCTTGAAAACAAATGGCGGGTCCACAACCCGCGAACAAGACATGGATGTTGCGACTCGGTTCATCGCGCAAATCATTTCGTCGATCAAACAACAGGAACACCCGCGGTTAGCGGCCTGAAATCGTCCCCGGAGAAGAATCAAATGCAGGAAATCGAACGCCGCGCGTTTGTCGCGGAAGGCCTTCATATCGAAAAGCGGGACGGTGGTGAGAAGCGCCTCGTCGGTCATGCGGCCGTGTTCAACTCGCTGTCGGAAGATTTGGGTGGCTTTCGCGAACAGATATTACCTGGTGCTTTCGCCGAAGCCATTACGACCGACGACGTTCGCGCTCTATTCAACCATGATCCGAATTTCGTGCTCGGGCGCAATCGGTCAAAGACGCTTCGCATGTCGGAAGATGCACGCGGCTTGGCCATTGAGATCATTCTTCCCGACACCCCGACCGTCAACGATCTCGTCGTGGCGCCGATCGAGCGCGGCGACGTTTCGCAAATGAGCTTTGCATTCTCCGCAAAGCCGGGCGGACAGGATTGGGCAAAGGATGACGAGGGCCGCGTGATCCGCACCCTGAAAAAGGTGCGATTGTTCGACGTGTCCCCGGTCACCTATCCCGCATATCAGCAGACGGACATTGCTGTCCGATCCTTCACCGCATTCTGCTCTGAGCGGCTCGCTGCTGGCGACGCCACGGTAAACGATATTCGAAAGCTGATGAAGTTGGAACCAATCGACGGCGGCGACCGCAAGGCCGCCGTTCCGATGAATTTGCTTCGCGCTCAGGAGATGCTTGCGCGCGCGCTGTAACCCGCCGCGGAGGCGGTCAACCCCGGCCCGTGGTCACGGGTCATCACCAGGAGAC